CAACCACACACCTGCTGTGTGCAACAACCAGTTTTCTATGCCTGTGGTTTCAATCCACTCAATCAACTCTTTTTTGCTGTGCCACTCAATGTCCGTGAACAGCACTAGATCAAATTGGTGCAACGGCAACTGCATGTATTCTGTATTGTATTCGTGTTTGTTGGGCAGGCTGTAAAACACAGGCATCACTGCTATCCGGTGCGGTTGTGCCAATGCTGTGTCTATGTCTACAATTTGATCGTAACCAAATCCCCATTCAGTGGCTTGGTAGCCTGGAGAAAATACTTTAAGACTGGCGTGCAAGAGTTTCACGTATTTTGTCCATATAGTAATCAAATTTCACAACTTCTTGTTTATCCCAGTCCATTTGCAAACTGAATCGCAAGTCAGGCACAGCATCACACACAGCAGTGTGATAGTCGGGGTCAAAGTCGCCAATCTTTTCCATGTCATCATAGTGATATCTGCGTTGAAACTCCTGAGTGATGGGTCTGCGGCTCATGGTCCAATTGCCAATGAATTCGTATTCTGAAAACCAGCGTATGAGTTCACCATTACCCCAGGGCGGAACAGTGGGCTCCGGTGGGCATGAATCAATCATGGCATCCAGCCATTTCTTTTGATGCCTTTCTTCCAGGAACTTCACAAGGTCGTTGAAGTCTTGTTTTAGCACAGGTACGTTTTCACTAATAAAGCAGTGTGGTGTTAGTCGATCAAAGCCCAGGCCGTTCTTGATGCTTTCGTAGTAGCCCCAGCTGTGGCGTTCATTCTCCAGCACTTGGAAATTCAACACACCATCTTTGATAGGTTCGTAAGGCTTGATCAACAAGCAATCGCAGTCGTGCATGATCATCAAGTCGTAGTTGAGATAGTCCAAGAACGCAAACTTGATGGCCTGTTGGCGCAGCCAGTAGGTTCTGTAGTCACCATCAAACACCCAGTTGTTGACTTCGGGATAAAGTCTGTAGATTTCACTATCAGGTGCGTAGTCCAGCTTTGATGTTTCAATGCCGTACTTTTCAAACACAGGCCACAGTTCTTCTTGGGGTACAGGGCTGGCAATACAAGTTCGATCAATGCCAATGAGATTGTTGGCAAACTCGGGTTGCAGGCTCATGATGGCATGCGGCACACGATATCGTGCTAGGTATAAAATTCTTGCTGAAGTCATATTTTCCTTAAGTGATTGCGCAACTGTTGACACATTGATACAGCCTGCCATCTGCAATGCTGTCTTTTGCCCAGGTTTGTTCCACAGATTCAAACCAAGACAAGCAGTGTGCCAAATCATATTTAAGTGCGTTGTTTTCTTTGACCAATTCTTTTGTTTGTGAGTTGCCAGCGTGATTCATAGTGTCAGGATAAAACCCTAGGTAGCAACAAGGATACACTGATCCATCTGCGGCTATGTATATTTCTTGTTTGATCTTGTGCTGACACCGCAGGTTTAAGTCAGGTGTGTCTTTATGACTTTGTACAGTGCGAGGGTCAAACCATGTGACGTGACTTTGCAACAAGTCCGTGATGTGCGGCGTATGATTGCTGGGGTCTGTGCCAATCCTATGACTGTATTCTCCTGACCTGGTGAATACTGGGCCAGAATCTCTACCATCATAGATGTTTTCAAATTTAACAAATCCCATGTGTTGTGCCAGTTGACGACATTGTTGTTCTTGATGTCTGTTGTGATCAAAAGGAATAAAACGCCACACAGCATGCCCTCCTGCTGAAATAAATGCCTGGGCGTTGGTTGTGATTTTGTTCCAGTCAGTGTCTTGCCTGTACAGTGCGTGTGTATCTTCTAATCCATCTAATGCAAATCCCACAGTGACCCCAGGCAATGCCAATCTGCGCCACCAGTCTTGATTGCGTAAGCTACCATTGGTATTGATGTTTACTGCGATGCGGTGCGCTACAAGGTATTCAACTATTTCCACAGCATCACGAGCACTGGCAAAATCGCCAAGGTTGCCATTGAAGTTCACTCTTTTTAATTGAGTGATTATGGGGTTTATGATATGTTGAAACTGATTCAGATTTAATTCCACGTCAGGGTAACCAGAGTTATAGTCCAGGCCACGATAGTTGCGCATACACATGGGACAACGGGCATTGCACCGGGTAGTGAGTTCCACATGCACCTGGCGTATTTGATCTAACTTTAGCATGGGATATTTATAGGCTGCTATTTTGCTAAATACAATATGCAAACACATTTTGTCCGAGTTGAATGCGATGTCACAGCCAAGGTGCATGGCCATCCTTTGCGTTACCGTGCCTATGTGAACAATGAACTGTTTGCCGAACGCACTTGGATTTGGGAAAACTGTTATCTTGAAGAGAATTTTCAAATACAAGCTGGGCCTGGCATATATCCCATTCGTTTTGAAACTGTGGACGAAGTCAACGGACGTATCAAGGTGCGCAATCACAGAGTAGTAGTAGGTCCAGGAAGAATAATAGAGTATCAAGGTCAACCAAGTTTGGAGATATCAGATGCAAGTACGTGAAATTGTAGAATCAGCGTCAGCAGGCGCCAGCAGTGCAGGCGGCATAGCACCAGTGAGCATGCCCATGGGCATGGTGTCAAGATCTGGAGGTTCCTTGCTGTCAGGTAAATATGTAACAGATTCGGATCCAACACCGAATACACCTAAAGAATACAAGAGGAATAATGATGCTCGCGGACAGTTTAAAAACTCTATTAGCAACTGAATATGCTTTCAGTATTAAGGCCCAGTTGTTTCACTGGAATGTGGAAGGCCCTGATTTTGCACAACTGCACGAGTTTTTTGGCAACTTGTACGAAGAAGTCTACAACGGCAGCATAGATAAAACTGCCGAATACATTCGTGCCATGGGCGATTACTCACCAGGCAGTTTTGAACGCTTTGCTGAACTCAGCATCATTCAAGGACAAACAAAGATTCCACGTGCCCGACTCATGATTGAAGAATTGTTGGCCAACAATGGTCAGCTGTTGGAACTACTCAACGAGAATTTTGCCACGGCTGAACAAGAAAATCAACAAGGCATTGCTAACTTTATTGCAGAACGCATTGATGCACATCAGAAACATGCATGGATGCTGAGAAGTTTCTTGAAAGACAATAGAGCATGAGCAACGACATTCGCGACATACTACAACGTCTGACGGCAGTTGAAAGCCGGTTGACTCCTACCAGTGTTAAACATGGCCTAAACAAGCAACAAAAAGGTGTACCGCAACTGCCTGCGCTGTTTAAACCACACGGTATTCGAGCACTAGGCAACAAAACAGATCCTGCTCATCCCATGGACGGATACATGGTTGGCGATTCAGTAGAACCCAAGCGAACTGCACTTGAAGAAGCCATGGCCGAGATCGAAGAAGACATGATCAGCAAGGTCAAGAAAGACCTTACACAATACTTGGATCGACTGGAAAAGAAAGTCAGCATAAATCGCGATTTAAAAGACAAAGCCAAAGATGCTGTGAAAAAGCGGCAGCCTGAAGAGATTGAAGAATTTGCACCAGTTGGTGGAGACGACCGTGAGCCTGACGAAGAAGAAATCCTACGCCAACTGGCTGCACAATGGTGGAATGGCACAGAACAACAAATGGCCAAGGCACAGAACACCTTGGCTGCAATGGGCCGGGAAATTGGTCCAGATGAATCTGGTGATGACGATGCAGGTGTGTATGTGTACCGTATAGGGGACGAAGATGGTCGTGATACTATAGCGTTTGCTCACAGTGATTTAGATTTGAGCGAAGCAGCCCAGGATGGAGTTTCTAATCCGGGAGATCCTGGCAATGACAGTATTGAACCAATGCAAGGATATGATCCAAAAACAGCAGGTGGAATTTCTAACCCTGGAGATCCTGGCAATGACAGTATTGAACCAATGCAAGGGTATGATCCAAAATATCAACCCGATGATAAAATTGTTGATCCAATGGAAGAAGATGAATTAAAAGCAATTCGTAGACTTGCATTTGGTAAAGAAGAATTAGACGAACTTGATTTCTCTGGCTCGTCTGGTGCCCCAGCCCAGCCAACTGCTAATCAGCAGGCACAAGCCGCTGGTAATGCCATTAAGCAATTTACCCCTCAACTGGTCAAAGGTGTTGCTGCCGATGTGAGGCAATTTAAAGGTCAAGATCCGACCAAAGATCCTGAATACGCTAAATTGTCCCCAGCGCAGCAACAACAATATGTTCAAGCACAACAAACTATTGATGCCGCTGATGCAGATGAATTAGAAAAGTTTGATGCCAATAAGGCAGCAGCAAATATTCAAGGAATGGCCAAATCTGTGGTCAATCCAAACAACATGCCCGATACCACGTTGAAATCTAATGTTGTTGATCGTAAAACAGCCGCTGACTATTCTCCAGCCACTGTTGGAGGCAAACCAGCCTCACCACCGGCTACTACTACACCACCGGCCACCTCTGCCGCAACACCCGACACACCTGCTGCCACGTTTGAAATGGCAGATGGCATGGCATTGGAATGCTGGGGTGATGATCACCAAGGTTATGAACTGCGTCATGGTGAACGTGCTTTGCCCAGTCGCTTTCGAAGTCTAGACGATGCTGGCATGGCAGTGAAGTTATACCAAGCACGTAAGCGTCAACAACAGCCTGAGCAAGACCTCAGTCAAGATTACATAGAAGAACGATAATCATGATCATCAACGATTTATTTAACAACAAAAAAACTGCAATAGCAGAAGCCATGGTGGAAGAAACACAAGATATAGCAGAAAGCTGGCGCGATATCTATAATCTCAACAAACAAAAAATTGGTAACAATCCTAACTTGATCAAAAAGGGCACCGTGTTGAAAATGCCAGATGGATCCCGATATGAAGTTAAATCAGGTGACAACTTATCTTCTATTGCAAAAAATTCAGGTGTAAAATCAACATCCGCCAAATTAAATAATCCCCAACCACAGTATTACAGTTTGCCGCCAGACGCGGCTGCGACTCGGTCATTAACACCACCCCTGGCCAAAACTCCAGCGGCTCAAGATGACAGCCCTTATGTTTTTGACCCGAGAAGTGGTAAAATTGGTGTAAATCCCAGTGGTATTACTGATGTGTTTCGAAACACAGCACTTCCACCGCCCCTGACTAGGGATGAAATAGAACAACAAATGATGCAGCCAGATTTGGCCGGGCCTGCTTCTCCGGGTTTTAGGCACACGGTACAAGGACCTGAGGGCAAAGAATACGATTTTGATTCAGAGCAAGAAGCAAGAGATTTTGTGGACAGAATTAAACAGTTGGATATAAAAGATCGAGAAAGTCAGGGTCTTGGTGCAGCCAAATCTGAATCAATCAGATATAAAAAAGGTGTGGCGGAAGATGACGGTTTTGACGTTGTTAGCAATTATCAAAACTCGCATTCAACCGACGATGGAAATAAATCAAATCAAACATATACCAGCACAGCCATTGCTAAAAATCCCGCAACTGGGCAACAAAAATCATTGGCCAAGTGGGACCACACTGATCCCAAAACAGGAAAAAATTATTCAGGCTCTAACTACATTGATGCGCAAGGCAACGCTGAAGTACAAAAGAACTATGAAGAAAGCCAAGATCAACTGGACGAGTTAGACAAAAAGACTGTGGCCAGTTGGGTTAGACAACAACCTGAAAGAATCAAAGGCGACACTGGACTATCACGCACCAACTTTAAAAAAGCCAAACGCTTGGTTGATAAGAGTATTCCATCTGCAATAGCAAAATACAAAGACCCCGGATATGGCAAACAAGAAAAACGAATGGACGAAGTGAGCCTGGGCAAATATCGTGAAAAAGCCACTGTGGACAAAGCCATGGCGCAGGCAGACAAATTCTTCGGCCGTGACGATCCTGCAACGGTTGCGGCAGCTGATCGAACCATTGCCAACAGAACCAAAGGTCTGGCACGTGCTGATGCTAGACGCCGACCATATACCGCACCACCTGTGGACCAGGACAAACAACGCCGAGACCTAGCAGACAAGTATCCTGACATTGACGAACTGGTGCGCAAAGCCGAACTGCGACGTGACCCATATTATGATCGTGCTGAAGGCAACGCTTACTATGCTGGCCGCGATGCTGAACACAACTACCACAAACTCAAACAAATACAACGCATGATCCGCGGTGCAGAACTGGACGAAATGGACTTTGGCGGTGTGAGCCAAGTCACAGATTCAGACACTGGCGATGTGACCACAAATTTCAATCAAGGTCCGTTGTCTGTGTCACAGACCAAGACACCTGGTGGCTACACAAAACAAACTGACCAACAAGTCAACTTAGGCACAGCAACGCTGGGCGCACGAACTGTTGGGCCCAACATTGGCGCAGGTCAGTTGGCCGGTACCACAACCAAAACTGCCACAAACAACATGACCGGACAGGCCAAACAACAGGTCAAAGGAGTTGGGTTTGGTGGTGCATCAGGTTCCACAGTGGGCAAAAATTACGTTGGCTCCAGTGATGACGAACTGGCCCAACATGCTGCCGACAGCACAACAGGAATCAACGAAAGCGTGAACCGTATAAGACATCTGGCTGGCATCAAACCTGCCAGATAACCGATCACACCTACCTTAGGACCGTGTGGCCCGGCTGCTGGGCAGGCAAAGCGATTCGCTACCGTGATGCTTGAAGTGAGCAAATTTTCCTTGACAACACCAAAATCTGTGTTATACTAGTATTTTAGGAGTACACATGGATACCAAAACATTCAACGGCGAACAAAAGATCAAACTCACCCAGATCATCAACGAAGGCATGCAGGTCATGCATGAAATTGATACCTTACAAGGTGGCCTCACAGACACCATCAAGGCCATTGCAGAAGAATTAGAAATCAAACCGGCTGTGTTGAAAAAAGCCATCCGCGTGGCACACAAGGCCGAGTTTGGCAAGACCAAACAAGATCAAGAACTGTTGGAAACAATTCTTGAAACAGTGGGCAAGACGCTATAAATATTGCTTTCAACAGCAACGAGTCGTTCACGTCACGAACATGTAGCAAGGCTTTACCGGCCACAAACGGAGACAAATGAGTTATATTGACGCACTATTTGATCGTGAGCACGATCGCATTCACGTTGTAGAACGCCGAGACGGCCAAAGACAATACAGGGAATACCCTGCCAATTATGTGTTCTACTACGACGACCCCCGAGGCAAGTTTCAAAGCATCTACGGCACACCTGTGTCAAGATTTTCAACACGCAACAACAAAGAGTTCCGCAAGGAAGTCCGAGCACAAAGCGGGCGACAAATCTACGAATCGGATATCAATCCCATATTTCGTTGCTTTGAAGAAAACTACAAAGACCAAGACGCACCTGTACTACACACAGCATTCTTTGACATTGAAGTTGCATTTGATTCAGTGCGTGGATTCTCGCCTGTGGAAGATCCTTTCAATCCCATCACTGCCATATCGGTATATCTGAATTGGTTGGAGCAACTGGTCACACTGGTGGTGGCGCCACGACACATGAGTGAGGAGACTGCTCGTGAGATCTGTGCGGAGTTTGAAAACACCTTGTTGTTTGACAACGAAACAGAGATGTTGAAAACATTCCTGGATCTCATTGATGATGCAGACATCTTAAGCGGTTGGAACTCAGAAGGCTATGACATACCCTACACCATAAACCGTATAACTCGAGTGCTCAGCAAAGATGACACCAGACGTTTTTGTTTGTGGGGACAGTTTCCCAAGAAGCGCATGTTTGAACGATTTGGTGCTGAAAACGAAACCTATGACTTGGTGGGCCGTGTGCATATGGACTATATGCAACTGTATCGCAAGTACACGTACGAAGAGCGCCATAGTTATAGCCTAGATGCCATTGCCGAATACGAACTAGGTGAACGTAAAACACAGTTTGAAGGCACACTGGATCAACTGTACAACCAACACTTTAAGACCTTTATTGAATACAATCGGCAAGATACCTTGTTGTTGGATAGACTGGACAAAAAACTACGCTTCTTGGAACTGGCCAGCGAACTGGCACATGCCAACACAGTGCTGTTGGCCACCACAATGGGTGCTGTGGCTGTGACTGAGCAGGCCATCATCAACGAAGCACACGAACGTGGCATGGTTGTGCCCAATCGCAAACAACGACTCACTGATGAAGACACACAGGCTGCAGGTGCGTATGTGGCATATCCCAAGAAAGGGTTACATGAGTGGATTGGATCTGTGGACATCAACAGTCTATACCCTTCAGCAATTCGTGCCTTGAACATGGGCCCAGAAACCATTATAGGCCAACTGCGTCCCGTGATGACTGACCGATACATTAAAGACAAAATGGCCAAAGGTGATTCATTTGCGGCTGCATGGGAAGGTGTGTTTGCTAGTCTAGAATACACAGCAGTGATGGAACAGCAACGTGGCACCGAAATCACCATAGACTGGCAGTCAGGTGAAGAGACTGTACACTCAGGTGCTGAGATTTGGTACATGTTGTTTGATTCAAACCAGCCTTGGATCTTGAGTGCAAATGGCACCATATTCACCTATGAGAAGAAAGGTGTTATTCCTGGCTTGCTGGAACGCTGGTATGCAGAACGCAAAGAAATGCAGGCCAAAAAGAAAGAGGCCAAGGATGCCAAAGAGATTGCTTTCTGGGACAAACGACAGTTGGTCAAGAAGATTAACTTGAACAGTTTGTATGGTGCTATTTTGAATCCTGGTTGTAGATTCTTTGACAAGCGCATTGGACAGAGTACAACGCTGACTGGTCGCGCCATTGCCAAACACATGGATGCATATCTAAATGAATGTATCACTGGCGAGTATGATCATGTTGGTAAAGCGGTGATCTATGGTGACACAGACTCGTGCTATTTCTCAGCATGGCCAGTGCTCAAACAAGAAGTTGCCGAAGGGCGCATGGAGTGGTCAAAGGAAATCTGTATTCAGTTATACGATTCGATTGCTGACCAAGTGAATGATTCATTCCCGGCGTTCATGGAACGTGCTTTCCACTGCCCCAGAGACATGGGCGAGTTGATCAAGGCCGGACGTGAAACAGTGGCAGACCGTGGCTTGTTTATCACCAAGAAACGCTATGCTGTCAACGCCATTGACATTGAAAACAAACGTCTGGATGTGAATGGAGCAATTGGCAAAACCAAGGCCACTGGACTAGACTTGAAACGATCAGACACACCCAAAGTTATTCAAGACTTCTTGTTGGAAATTCTAAATAAAGTGCTGTCTGGTGCTGAACGTGATGCGATCATTGAACGTGTGCGTGAGTTCAAGTATGAATTCAAAGAGCGACCAGGCTGGGAAAAAGGCTCACCCAAGCGTGTGAACAACTTGACCAAGTACGGCAAGGAAGAAGAACGCCTGGGCAAAGCCAACATGCCTGGGCATGTACGTGCGGCACTAAACTGGAACAACTTGCGAAGAATGAACTCGGACAATTATTCAATGCAGATCGTTGATGGTATGAAGACCATTGTGTGCAAACTCAAGAGCAATGCCTTGGGCTGGACCAGCATTGGCTATCCCACAGACGAAATGCATCTGCCGCAATGGTTCAAAGACTTGCCTTTTGATGACACAGAGATGGAAGCCACTGTGGTAGATCAAAAGATCGACAACTTGTTGGGCGTGTTGGATTGGGACTTGGCAGCGGCCACCAACACAGAAAACACATTTACTTCTTTATTTTCTTTTGAATGAAACTCAGCGAACTGGTTGGATACTTGAACTTGTTGGAAAGCAACGAACTTGCTCCTGACTATCATACGGCTGTGAAAAAATTTCATGAAATTGGTCATGTGGTAGCAAATCATGCTGTGCAAGTTGATGAGTATGGCAGTGCGTTTGCTGAAAAGATCAATGCCATTGCTCGTGAGTTCCAACATGCGCAAACTGCCTTGGATGACCTCAAAGCCAATGTGCGTGAACAGATCTCGGCACTAGAACCTGCGCAATATCAAGCTAGTCAACGCTTGTATGAAGAAGAAATGTGCTACGAAACCAATGAGTATATTTTGAATCGTCGACTCAGCATTGATCCTGACAGCCGACTGTTGCTCACAGGCCGATTGCTACAGTACACAGATTGGCGATTGCCTGGATTGATCATGCGTCCCGGACGTGAAAAATTCATCGAAGACTTGGTGCCGCTGGATCCATTGTACCTAGTGGATAGTGACCAAGAACTGTTGGATTCAGCAATACAAGCATTTACACCAGAATATCAGCGCCGACTGAGACCGTATGTTATCAACGACTATGAGCATACGGATGCACTGTGGCAGTTGCCTGTGAATCAATACGGTTTGATATTTGCCTACAACTACTTCAACTACAAACCCATGAAAGTAGTACGCCAATATCTTGACAGTATGTTTGCACGGTTGCGCCCAGGCGGTGTGGCCATATTCACATTTAACGACTGTGATTGGGCTCATGGTGTGGCTCTGGCTGAGAAAAGTTTCATGTGCTACACACCCGGAAGAGCAATTCGAGCCTATTGCGATCAGATTGGGTTTGAAACTCTTTCCGTTAATCGTGGGCAAGGGGATATTGCCTGGATGGAAATACGCCGGCCCGGCGAAATTGAATCCCTTAGAGGCGGGCAGAGCCTGGCCAAAATAGTTGCACATTAGTAAAAAAATCTATATAATCATACAACATAGGAGTAAGCATGAGAGATTATCTTAAAGACTTGGTAGAACACACACACGATCTTGGCTGCATTGACTTGATCAAAATCACTGGAGACGACAAAAGCACAGCCATTGTGGGCGTGGCAGAAGATTTGAGTGTGGTGTTAGAAGGTGAATTCAAAAACCCACACGCAGACTTCATGGGCACGTTTGGCATGCCCAACTTGAACAAGTTGAAAATTTTGTTGAACTTGCAAGAGTACAAGGAAAATGCCAAACTCAAGCTGACCAAAAAAGCCACAGGTGCTCCTGATGGTATTGAGTTCGAAAACGCCGGAGGAGACTTCCGTAACACATATCGTTTCATGGCAGCAGAGATTGTGAACGACAAACTCAAAACACCCAAATTCAAAGGTGTCACATGGCACATTGAATTTGAACCCACTGTGGCTGCTATTCAGCGACTGCGCATGCAAGCACAGGCCAATGCTGAAGAGCCCAACTTCCAGGCCAAGACCGAAAACGGTGACTTGAAGTTTTTCTTTGGTGACCATTCAACACACGCTGGTAACTTTGTGTTTCATTCAGGAGTGAATGGTCAATTGAAACGTGCCTGGTCCTGGCCAGCCACCCAATTCATTGCTATCATGGCCCTGACTGGCGACAAGACTATTCGCATCAGCGACGATGGTGCTGCCAAGATCACCGTGGATTCGGGCGTGGCTGTTTACAACTACATCTTGCCTGCACAAAGCAAGTAATGACAGAAACACATGCACGTACATTTACTAGACTGGCATCATGGAGATTGGTAGCATTGTCACTCACAGCATTTTGGACTGGGCTGGGAGATGCACTTGTCATTCACTTGGTGTTAGCCATAGGTCAATATATCTATGAACGTGCATGGCTTAAAATAAATTGGGGCAAAATTGCAGGATAACTTAACCGCCAAACAAAATGATTACGCTGTGTTCTTACCGGCCATATCAGGTTTCTATGCCACATTTGTGGGCAAGCAACGCAACGAACCGTATGTGGATCCTGCAAGGTTTCCACAAGGCCTCACAGACATGGAACAAATGAACTGGCTCAACAGCCAAAAAGCATTGTTTCCATATCGTTGGAGTCTGTATTCAGGTGGTCATGCCAACCTAGATCTCAACAAGCAAGACTGGTCAGAGGACATGGTTCGCAATCGTGAGCCAGGCACGTTCATGCTGGGCGATTCAGGTGGATTCCAGATTGCCAAAGGCTTGTGGGAAGGCGACTGGAAGGCCAACTCAGGTTGTGCCAAGGCAGAAAAGAAACGCAGTAGTATTTTGAAGTGGTTAGACACCATCAGCGACTATGGCATGATTCTTGATATTCCCACCTGGGTTATTCACGACAAGAAAGCGTCAAAAGCCTGCGGCATCAAAACGCTAGAAGAAGCAGTGGATGCTACCAAATACAACAACGAATACTTTATGAAGCATCGTCGTGGTAAGAAAAACGGTGGTGCTAAGTTCTTGAACGTGTTGCAAGGTGACAATCACACGTCAGCAGAAACATGGTATCAGACCATGAAAGAGTATTGTGATCCTGTGAAATATCCAGACACACACTTTGACGGCTGGGCCATGGGCGGCCAGAACATGTGTGATGTACACTTGGTACTGAATCGATTGATTGCACTGAAGTATGATGGATTGTTACAAGAAGGTGTACACGACTGGATGCACTTCTTGGGTACAAGCAAGTTGGAATGGGCTGTGTTACTCACCGTGATTCAAAGGGCAGTTAGAAAATACGTTAACCCGGCTTTTACTATTTCCTTTGATTGTGCCAGCCCATTCCTCGCTACTGCCAACGGACAGGTATATTTTGAAAATGTGTTCGAACATGATTCAAAATGGTCATATCGTATGGCTCCGTCAGCAGACGACAAAAAGTATGCCACAGACACACGTAAATGGTCAGACGGTGTAATTGCAGATGGTATCTATCCACGCTGGGAGGACTCGCCCATTAGCGACATGTTGAAGATGAAAGATATCTGCATCTACGCACCGGGCGACCTAAATAAAAATGGCAAAGAAGGCAAAACATCTTGGGACTCATTCTCATATGCATTGTTGATGGGTCATAATGTTTGGATGCACTTGACTGCTGTGCAAGAAGCCAATAGACGTTTTGATGCAGGAGAACATCCTGCTATGATGCGTCGACAAGGCGGAGACTATGCCAAGTTTGAAGACATTGTGGAAGCCATATTTGCCGCACCCACTCGTGCGGAATCAGAAGCCATAATTGAATACTACAGCAGTTATTGGATGGAAATTGTGGGCACACGTGGCTTCAAAGGCAAGAAGGCTATGAATGCACGTACACAATTCAATGCACTGTTTGAGTACGAACAAACTGAACAAGAAGATTTTGATTCAACTAAACTTGATCTATTAGAGGCCACAGTATGAAACGTGAAGGACATGACAACGTTGACTTTTTCAAAGGCACGGAAGTAGAACGCACACCTGCCTTTGGTCGGCCGACATTGTTTGTTGTGGGTGTTCAATCAGTGGATGCCATTGCAGCCAAAATGGCAGGTTGTGAGCACATATTCTTCGGTGCCAATCACAGTTTTGATCCCAAAGACGCACCGGAATGGAAACGATGGGAGAGCATGATCACGTACTTTTTGGCTCGTGGTTACTTGTGTACCTTGGACATTCCTATCTCGGCAGTGGAAGAATTCAATGACGGTGGTTTGTGTGACTACCGCAATTTTATTCCGCAGATTCGAGTAAGTGTACCGTATACAAAACTGTGGAATTATAATACAATGTTAAAAATAGATGACAAGGACTTTGACGCTACCAATCCCGGCGTCTGGTGCCACAGTCTACACAGCTTGATGAGCCGTGAGACATTTACAGGTTGGGATGATTATGAAGGCGATAGTAAATTATGAAATGGTTAGATAACTGGATATTACGGCGTGCCAAGCGGATTAGACACCGCAATGAAACAATATCATCAATAGATAAATTATCAACTGGTCTCTCTAATAGCAACGACGATCGACCCAGCATTGGTAGCAGTCGGCACAGAATGAACTTTACTGTGTATCGTGCCAATGGTGGTGTGTTGGTAGAAATCAACCGATACGATGAACGCAAAGACCAACATCACTGCGAGTTGCACATTGTACACCCTGATCAAGACCTTGGTGAGGCCCTGGGCAAGATTGTGACCTTTGAAGGATTGAAATCATTATGAATCAAGAACAACGTGAAGTGGCAGATCGTGTAATGGCTCGAGCACAGCGACAAATTTGGATCACCTGGCAAAAAGAAGGTATCCATAAATATCCTGCTGCCTTGACAGACCCCAACTTAGCTGATGTACAATTTCTTGGTTATCCTCATCGTCACATGTTTCATTTCCGGGTGTGGATCGATGTGTTCCATAATGACCGGGACCTGGAGTTCATCCAATTCAAACGCTGGTGCGAATCGCTGTATCATGGTCAAGGTGCTGTTCTAAGCCTTGACCACAAAAGTTGTGAGATGATGGCTGACGACCTATATATACAGATAGCGTCACGCTAT